CCCGTTGGTTTAGGTTTCGAAGAGGAACCTAGCTAGATATAAGGATCACCCCAATATGGGGTAATGCGTCTATAGTAATAGCAATTCCGGATCATACTTTAAAATCAGTTCGTCCACCCAAGACTCTGATAACCTCGTGAAGAAGTTACCATCGTTACGGGTCAGCGACCTTAACCTTAACGTATTGCCGGTATCAGCATCTGAAAACGAGAAAGCATTTTCGCTCTCGTCTTCCCCCGCTGCTAACAGACTATAATCTGTATCGAACAGGAGATGTGCATCGAGCCAACCTTTGGCCTTGTGCGTCTGACTGTACATCAATAGGAACTTAGGAAAGTTATCGGAATCAGATAATAAAACTGAGACCGGAACATCCTTGGCGAAAATTGAATTTCGACCGATAAGTTTGTCCATTGACAGTTGGCAGAGACTAAGACCGTAAGCTGACCTTGTTTTCCTATAGAAAGGAAGCGTGTTAAGGAATGAATCCTTAACATTATAGTTGACCTTGACAAAGTTTGTGATTCGAAGAAAATCCCTTATTGTAGGGTTTCTAGTCTTCACATAAAAGCCACGGACAAAGGTACCGTTATTAAAATCGGCACCACAACTCTCACGGAACGATGTCTCGATTGAGAACGACTTTTCAGCGTTCAATTTAAAACCAATCGATTCAAAGAACCGCTCGAACGACTTCCTTGCTCTACTGAAGGCGACGATAAGATCATCTCCGTATGTAGAGACTAAAAACGCAATGCAACGTTCTAAAGGAGCCTCATTTAACGTGAAGCCCCAGTTCAAGAGAAATGCGACAGTCAAAGCAAAGAATATGAGGGATTCTAGTTCGAAAGTGAACGAGTATCCCATAGGGAAGCTCCGGTACGTGTACCGTTGCCCCTTCCATTCAAAGCCCAGACAAGACGATCTCTGCATCATGTCCCAGAGTTTTTGACACTGGGGTCTAGGTTTCCCTAGCAGAACCTCTTCCAGAATTGGAAAAGTGATTCGATCAGAAGCAGATGAAAAGTCATAGGTATCAAAAAAGCCGGTTATGGATGCTATCCATGCCAGTACTTGATGATCCCGTGCGCAAGTATCAAGATTATGATTGACGTTGCAGGACCTTATGCTCCGATACGCTTTACGTATCCATTCGCCTATTCCCTTTTGTTTCGCTTTACGCAAAACGGAGGTAATAGTTATCACCCTATTCTTGTCGGCGTTCTTAGGCACTTGGTGAAGTTTATCCCAAGACCACGAAGACGATACGCTTGTTTGGCGTATCTGTTCAGCGAGAGATGGCTCGAAAAACAATTCGAGATCGTCCAGCTCTCCGGCAAGTGACGAAAGTTTCGCTAAGCGAGATTTATATGTTCTAGCTGACCCTTTTGGGGTTAGATCAAACTCAAATCCACTTAACGAAGCCCCTGGCCCATAAAAGAAACGGGTTTGGGGTTCGAAGGGTACAGAACTAAGAGCACGCTCGACTATATCTCCGGCTGTATCAAAAATACGCCGATAATCGAGTTCAAGGATCTCACCTTGGTGCATACGTCGAACCAGATCATTAGCTATTTTAAAAGCTTCATCAACTGAAGCCATATAGCTTTTAAAGGTCTTGTCGGCGAGCGCCTCGGATTCGGCCTTCGTCTTAGGAGGAATCTTCTTTCTTACTGTATTTGTCTCAAAGTCAGGATATCTAACAAGGATATCCCTATTCAAGGCATCACAGTATTCAAGGAATTCATCCAATTCGAAAGTCGGTAATAGACCATATTGCAGGTCTACACCGAGATCTTTGTTTGTACAAGCGATAACTCTTTTCTTGAGTTTATCGTACTTAGCTCTGTTCAGTCTCACTACCTGAGGTAGATCGAGATGACCCGGAAGGTCGTCGTGTACTGATAACATTATTTAAGTCCTCCTGGCGAACTAATAAGGGAGTGCACCGCTATCGATAGCATCAGCCATGATGCCATTCTGAAGCAGATTACTTGCCATATATCTTAAGGCAGTAATGTCTGCAGTTGCGGTTTCCTGCGGTAACGAAAATTGTATCTTACAAAGAGCAAGCTTCGTAGAAACTAATCCGTTAGGCGAAGTCCATTGAAACGGCGTTGTTAACCGAATTTCGAACTTGCGATTAGTACCAGTTATTACCTGGTGTCCAATTGCTTGAATACGAGGTGACAGTTCTAAAGATGACTGTGGATTACTCCAACGGACATCAAGACCGTCCTTCGACATCGGAACAAAAGTTACATCAGCTGTGTGGTTGTTTACCACAATATTGGAAATTTGAGCCATAAGCCCTCCCAAGGAAGTTTAGAGACTTTACGGTCTATATAAAAATATATTATTTGCGTGAAGCAAATACCCATGCGACATTAAATAGGTTAAGAACCCTTTTAAGAGTGAGCCCAGCTGGGCTGCTCCACAAAAGATCGCTAACCTGAGTCGCGCTTAGAGAAGTGGACGTATTCGGCTCCCTATTGAATATAAACGTTCGAAACACTGTTTCAATCGGCTGTATTCTAAAGGACCAGGAATGATTATAATTCCATACCTCATACGGGTAAACCGCTCCGTCAATTGCATCTACGAGTTCGTAACGATAATTATCGAACCCGGCTATGCATCTTGGAATCGAGTAGGACATACCTTTCAGTACATCACTGACTGGAATAAACCAATCTACCAAGAATGACCATGGGATCCCGTCCCACACTGCCCCCAGAGGGTTAAAATGAAAACCCTGTGTATCCAGAATACTGTGCCTGAAATAACGCACAGACTTTACTGATCTATTTGCAGATCGTTTCCAATCTACATTTAGAGTCTGACCATATTCAATATAATGGTCAGTCAGTACAGCTTTATCTGAACACCCGGTTACAGCAGAAAGTTTAAAGACAGGTTGCTCTTTCGGATTCAATTTCTCCCAAAGCTCCTCTAGCTCCGATATCAAAGGCTTTACAGCCCATTGATACTGAAGATAGGTTGCCGGAATAGATTGTCTAACCGTCCGAGTTCCCGCTAAGGCTTTGTAGGCCTTCGCAAATTGTCCCTTTCTGAGATACCTAATGGATTGTGGCACACTCTTAAAGAAGCGCGCCGTCGCACCACAGGCTTCGGCCATATCTTTCGCCAACTGGATCGAATCAAAAGCATTGTGCATCTTAACGATGTTCTTTGCTCGAAGGTATGATGCCTTCTCAAGATTCGGTATCCAATATGGTGGACGAAAGTAGATCACTTGTTCTCGCTTATAAGTTCGGGTACGTGGGCAGTAATAAATACCGTCCTGGCACCTAGATTCATAACTCACACTCCGTGTATAGTAGTTAATGGAAGTATATTTCCCATCTTTTGGAAGGGAATTAACTCCATCCTCTATATCGGTTAATGTGTGGTATAAGGTCTGTGACCTTATACTATGATATGTCATAGTTTAAACCTCCTTAATCGCAAGTCCAAATATATCTAGCCCATCCAAATGAGGGGCTTACCAAGGTGTCCCTGCT